ACAATTGCTGAAGTTGCAGATGAACATGATACAAAGGTTGATGAACTTACAAATGAAATAGAAGAACTTAAACAAAAAGTTAACGAGTAATGGCAAGAAGAATATCTACATCTAACGCATCGTTTTTTAATAACTACCAATCCACAGGACAAGATAATGTAACAGGTACTGTTGTATTTGTTCATGTTGATGATAGTGAATTCGAAACTATAGCAATTCCAAGTGATATTAGTTCTGATGTATCTGATAAAGATTCTAAACTCGGATTTGCAAAAATAGTTTTAAGAGCGGATACATCATATGATTTAGATGATTTAGGAGATTATCCCCCATATAATATTGATGAAGGATTGCCTCTTCTTGGTGAAGTTGTTGAAATGGTTAAGGTTGGTGGAAACTTACATTATAAAAGAATTCACAACATTGATATAAACAAAGGAAACGCTGTAGAAGATGCTCAACTAAAAGGATTACCAGTAGAAAGTTCGGATGGAGCTTCTGGTGATTACGGAGAAACATCATCAACAGGAACTCCAAACTCAGGAGGAGATGGTGATAGAAATAATAAACTTGGTGAATACTTTGAACCAACACAGATAAATCCTTTAAAATACTACGAAGGTGATAAATTATTACAATCGAGATTTGGTCAATCAATTAGATTTAGTGGATACAATAATGAAGAAAATGTTTTAGCACCAACTATTCTTATTCGTAATAGACAAAACGATAAATCTATTGAAGATTTAAAAGAATATGAAATAACCGAAGAAAATGTAATAGAAGATGGTTCAACAATTGCAATTACAAGTGGAGATTATTTATTAGGATTTAGTCCTGGTACAGAAGATGTTCCTTTTGAAACTGAGCCTGTATATCACACACCACCAGATGAATTAAAAGGAACAGACCAAGTTCTTGTTAATAGTGGTAGAATTATATTATCATCAAAAGATTCTGAAATGATTTTCTTTTCTAAGGGAGATGTTTCAATATTATGTGATAGTAAACTTACAATTGATAATGGTAACGATGGAGCCTTTATTGATTTAAATGGAGAGTACAGAACTACAACAAATGATAATGATATGTTTTTCTTGGGTGGAAGTGGGAAAATATTTTTAAATGTTGATGGTGTTGAAGATGAACCTTTAGTAAGAGGTGAAACACTTCTTGGATTACTTGAAGAATTGATTGATGCTATAAATGTACAAATATTTCAAACACCATGTGGCCCTACATCACCTGGTCCAACAAATGCACCAACCTTTAATGATATTAAATCAAGACTAAACACTTTCTTATCTACTTTAAATTATACGGAGTAAGAAGATGTCTTTTACTACATTTAAACAACAAATGAATAATTACATGACCAATCAAGATGGTATTGGTGCATATGCTGATTTTGCAAAAAAGATTACTCAAGAGTATGATATGTGTATTAAGAGGGGATTCCAAACAGTGAATTCTATTCCTATAGCGGCTGGAAACACTGCAGGTATGGAAGCTATGGTTAACACAGCGTGTACAATTGCTATTTCCAAAACAGGAGGATTACATACCTTTGGTGATGATATTGGTAAAGCCGTGATTGTTTATTGGACAGGTGCAACTTTAATTGTTGGAATTCCACCAGTAATACCTGCTACTGGTGCAGTATCAAACATAACTACAACCGCCGCCGTTTGTTTGAGTCCTGGTTCATGGACACCAATGGGCCCATTAAATCCAATAGATGATAGTATGAATTTCTTGAATAGATTGGCAGGTTCAATGCAATCTCACCTACCAACAACAACACATATGTATAATACAATATCTATATATCCAGGAGCTCCACCACCAGTAGCACCTGGAGTTTTGATATCTCCTGGTTACACAGTACCATAAAATGAAAGAAGATATATTTATATTAAGATAAACACAATTGAAAATGAATAATAAACAATTAATTAAAGTAATTAAAACTCTTGTTGAAGTGGAAACCGCTAAACAACAAGAACGCTTTTTATCTAAAACTTTTCCAACGATATTGGAAGAAGAAGTTAAGAAACGATTAGCAGAGGTGAAGGGAGGTGTAGTCAGCGTTCCCTCTACGCAAGTTCCACAATTAACAAATGAGGTAGACCCATTTGAACAAGCAGAACTTGCATTACAGGAACAAAGACAAACACCAAAAAAACAATTCACTAAAAACTCTGTTTTAAATGAAGTTTTAAATAATACAAAACCATTCTCAAAGGAACAGAGACAAGGTGGAGCTGGTACTAAATCTGTATTAGATAATTTACCTCAACAATCTGTAAACGAAAGTATGGATAAAACTGTAACATTTAATTCTCAAGGTGCACAAGGTGGTACTGATATGATGAGAGCTCAAATGGTACAAAAAATGGGTTATGGAGATGTAAGAAGAGGTCCTAATAAACAAGGATTGGGTGTTCAAACTGGTTTACCTGGTTTAGATAGAATATTAAATAGAGATAATTCAGAACTTGTAAAAAAGTTTAAAAAATAAATTTACTTGGGAGAGTAATTAATGGCGTATATACTTGGCAGAAAAACACTTAAGGATTCTAAAGAATTTGATTCTTATGCATATGGAATCACACTACCAATACAAAATGATGGTAGAGGATTTTTTGCACAAGCATTTACATCAATCGAACAAGCAAAAAGTAATTTAAAAAATTTATTACTTACAGCAAAGGGTGAAAGAGTAATGCAACCAAACTTCGGTTCTGGATTAAGGTCATTACTATTTGAACAAATGGATGATGAAAAGTTTGAAGATAAAATACAACAAACGATTATCACTGCTGTAGAGTTTTGGTTACCTTATATTAATATAGAAGAAATTAATGTAGAAATGACCAATGAGTTAAGAGATAAAAACCAAGTAAACTTGGATTTAAAATTTACAGTTGGTAATGAAATTGATTTACAAGAAATAACATTGGTAGTACAGGAATAATATTATGGCATTAAATTCAGCAAATTTTAAAAGTAATCAAGGAAGAGATATAAAGTATCTTAGTAAAGATTTTGCCTCCTTTAGAAAAAACTTAGTAGAGTACTCTAAAACCTATTTCCCTAAAACGTATTCTGATTTTAATGAATCATCACCTGGTATGATGTTTATTGAAATGGCATCTTATCTTGGGGATATATTATCTTACTATACAGATGATTCATTAAAAGAATCATTAATGTTATATGCAGAAGATAAACAAAATGTAATAGCATTAGCTAACTACCTCGGATATAAACCAAAAGTTACTGCACCTGCTATTGTACAACTATCCGTTTACCAACTTGCACCTGCAGTGGGTAGTGGAGAAGATAACAGACCTGATTCTGATTACTACCTTAGAATTAAACAAGGTATGGTTATAGAATCATCCAAAACAAGTGTAAGATTTAGAACAACAGAACTCGTTGATTTTAATGATGCAACAGATAGAGAGATAACGGTCTATACTGATGATGGTGGAGAACCAACTCAGTATCTTATAAAAAAATATGTTAAAGCAGTATCAGGAGAACTTAAAACTGTAAATGTTGATTTTGGTTCACCAGAACAATTTTCATCAATTAATATTGCAGATAAAAATGTAATTGATATCTATGATGTTAGGGATACTAATGGTGGTAAGTGGTATGAAGTTCCATATCTTGCTCAAGAAATGGTTTATGTTGATTATCCTGTATCAGAACAAACTGATAAAGATTTAGCACAATTTAAAGATTCTGTATCTAATGTACTTAGAGTATTAAAAACTTCAAAAAGATTTGTTAAAAAGATAAATCAAGATAATAGTACTAGCATTGTATTTGGTGGTGGTAATTCAACCAATGATGAACAATTAGTTCCAAACTTAAAAAATGTAGGATTGGGATTAAATTCCTCTATTGATAAAATGAGTTCAGCGTATGACCCCGCTAACTTTTTGAAAACTACATCATATGGACAGGCCCCATCTAATACAACTATGAGTGTATCTTACTTAGTAGGTGGTGGTGTTGAATCAAATGTTGGTAAGGGTGAATTAACTTCAATTAAAAGAATTGAGTTTGATGATGATACCAAAACTTTTGCACAAAACGAAACAACTCTTTATAACAAAATGAAATCATCAGTAGCGGTTGATAATGAAATACCTGCAACTGGTGGTAGAGGTGAGGAAACGATTGATGAAATCAGAGAAAACGCACTTGCAAACTTTGGTTCACAAAACAGAGCGGTAACTCGTAAAGATTATCAAGTGAGAGCTCTTTCTCTTCCACCAAAGTATGGTGGTATTGCAAAAGCATTTTGTTCACCAGATGGTCAATTAGATAATAACTCACCTGCTTCACTTTTAAAAGATACAGAATCACTTGATGAGTTTGTTGGGTTGATTAATGATATGAAGGGTAAAGACCTATCTGACCAAGAAATGAGAGATGAGGTTCGTAGGATTTTAAAAACTAAAAAGGGAACAACCAATGAGGTTAATAATCCTTTTGCCATAAATTTATACATTCTTGGATATAATTCAAACAAGAACTTAAGTATTCTTAATAGAGCGGTAAAGGAGAATTTAAAAACTTATATTGGTGAATATAGAATGTTAACAGATGGTATTAATATTATTGATGGGTTTGTTATTAACATTGGTTTAGATTTTGAAATCAGAGTTTATGGTGGATATAATAAAAGAGAAGTTCTTACAAAATGTATAACAGAATTAAAAGAATATTTCGATATAGATAATTGGACGTTTAATATGCCTATTAATATTTCAGAAGTTGAAATCTTAATTGCAGGTGTTGAGGGAGTTCAATCAGTACCAAAATGTGAAGTATTCAACAAGTGTTTAGGAAACTACTCAGAACACTCTTATGATATTAAAGCGGCAACTAAAGGTAAGATGGTATATCCATCAGTAGACCCTTCAGTATTCGAGGTTAAATTTCCTAATAAGGATTTAAAAGGGAGGGTAGTATAATGTATCATTTCGTAACATCATCAAAAGACTCAACAATATTTTTACAACAACCTACTCAAAATACAGGTTTAGATGAAATATTAGAAGTATCTAAAACATATTATGGAAACTTAAAAGATACTGCTCGTTCTCTTATCAAGTTTAACACCACTCCATTATCACAATCCATAGCAAGTGGTGAAGTAACAATGAGTTCTGCTCACCTATTATTAAAAGAGTGTGATGCTATTGAGATTCCATTAGATTATACAATCTATGCATATCCTATTTCTCAATCTTGGGAAATGGGAATCGGTACTCGTTTTGATAACATCACAACAGATGGTGTTAGTTGGGAAAATAGAGGAACTCAATCTGATAGTTGGTTGGGTGATGGTTCTTACTTAGCAGGAACAACTGGTTCATTTAATGGTAAAGGAGGAACATGGTACACTGGTTCAGCCGCATCACAATCATTCTCATATCAAACTGAAGATATTGAAATGAATGTATTAGGAGCTATGAATACATGGATTGGTGGTACACTTCCAAACGAAGGTTTTATAATTAAACATTCTAATTCTAAAGAATCAGATACATCTGATTATGGTCAATTAAAATTCTTTGGAAAAGAAACTTCTACAATATACCAACCAAAACTTAGAATAGGTTGGGATGATTCATCTTTCTCGACAGGTTCATTAACTGAACTAACCGCAGATGATATCCATGTAACATTTAAAAGATTAAAAGTAAGATACAAGAGAGGAAGTAAACCAACCATACGAGTATTTGGTAGAGAAAGATATCCTTTAAAATCTTATTCAAACACATATGCATATAATGATGTGAAGTATTTACCATCTACAACATATTATCAAGTAAAAGATGCTATTACAGAAGAAGTAATTGTACCTTTTAATGATAACTATACAAAAGTAAGTTGTGATTCAAATGGTAATTTCTTTAAAATAGATTTAAGTAATTTTGAAATAAATAGAGATTATTACTTTGAAATCAAAGTAGATAGAAGTGGTGAAATAGATTATTTTACTGAAAAAGATTTAACATTTACGGTAGAAAAGTAACATGGGACTTAAAGATAGGTTTAGAATAGATGAGCTGGTAAAGAAAGGTTCAAACGCTATTCCTCGTGATAAACGAGGTGGTATTCGTGTGCGAAAAAAAGATGGTAAACAAGTTCCACCAGGATATTTTAAAGATTACAGAGGTAGGTTTGTACAAAAACCAATGAGACCAATTCCATTTGGAAAAAAACCAATCAAAGGATTTGATGATACTACAAAAAGATTTAAAGCAGATTTTGTTGATAAATTACCTCCAATAAATGATTTTCATCCTGATAGAAATTCATTTGGTGGGGAAACATCTGGTAGAATAGAAAGACCTATCTATGATGAAAATGAATTGCAGAAGGCAATTGATATTAAGGTTGATGAATTAATAAAACCAAAAAAACAAACAAAAGGTAAGTTTGTACCATTACCAAGATACAATAAACTACTTGCACAATTTACAGGTTCTCAACAACAGATAAAGTCATTAGAATCTGATAATTCACGAGTACGTTCATCAATAAGTGGTCTTGAAGGAGAGATTCAAACATTAACGGGAACAGTAACTTCTAAAGAAGGTGAGGTAGAACAATTAAATTTATCTCAAGAAGAATTAAATAGTAAGTATAATGAACTATTGGCAGATTTTCAATCAGCATTAATAAAAGGTACTAAGGAAGGTATTGAAAGAGCTTCTTTATCTGCACAAGTAGAAGGTTTACAGGCTCAAGTTACAACCTTACAAGCACAATTGACTGCACAACAAGATATTGTAAAATCTTTACAACAACAAGCAGAAATACAAGCAACAGTTACAGAACAAGTTGTTGAATCAAAAGAAAAAGAAGTTGAAGCGGCCAAACAAACAAGTTTGTTAGGGATAGTTGAAGATAAAGGACAATTCCAAGTTAAGGGTACTGTTGGTTGGGCACTCCATCCATCAAGTAAAAATAGAAAACCAGAATGGGCAGCTCGATGGGATGATAGAAAAAAAGGAGCTAGGGGTAGATTATCTGGTCTTAAATATGATTGGTATAATATGGGGCCTGAACCAATTACACTTAAGGTTGATGAAACTGTTATCAAAAAGAAAAAGTGGTTAAATGGTGTTCCAAACTCACTTACTATTCCAGCAAGTCCTGATGGTGGTTCAACACCTGGTACAAAAACAGTTACTTTCAGTAGAGGTAGTATTGGTAAGGGAACTTATGAAACAGAAATAATTTGGACGAACCAAACTACAAATGAGAAATTTAAAATGAAAACTCGTTACTGGCAAGCAAGAAGTAGAAGAAAAACCTAATAGATTATGGCGTTAGAAACATTTAAAGAAATAGTTGAAAGAAAGGGATATCTTGTAAACAAAGAAGATAGAAAAATTTTCGAAAAGGAAATTAGAAAATCTAACTTTGGTATGGGGTATTCTGATATGATTGAATTCATACTATATGATTCAAATGATAATCAGCTGCCTCAAGGTGAAGATGCTAAACTTGTACGATATATTCATATTAATGATAAAAATATAAATGAGTATTTTTTAATTACAAGTAGTGAAGAAACTAAAAAATTTAATGATTCATCTGAGTTTAT